AAATAATGAATAAATTTCCAAAGAAGATTTGGGCAAACGCATGTGAGATTGAAGGATGGGAGAAAAAACCTGATTTTGGCGAACCATCCCAATACATACGCTCAGATTTAGTAGATGAGTTGGTTAGTCTTTTAATCGAATGGAAAAATGTAACAGCAGAGGAGAACAAAGCTTGGGATGAATATGAAGAACGCATTGATGCTGCAATAAAAGAATTAGAGGATTTTTAATGATTTTAATTTTATTGGGATTATTTCTCAAACATTTTATTGCTGATTTTGTTTTACAGACAAAATATCAGTGGTCAAATAAAGGAACATTTTTACACCCAGGAGGCTTGCTTCATTCAGCAATTCATGGTATACTTACCGGAGTATTCATATATTTTTATGGTTATTTTTCAATTTATCTAATTTTTATTGATTTCATATCACATTATTTGATAGATTATTGTAAAAGTAATATAAATAGAAAGTGGAATTACACACCAGACAAATATATGTTCTGGTTTATGACAGGTCTAGATCAATTTTTACATTATCTAATTTATTTGATAATTTGTAAAAAAATACTTGACATGTCATTATAAATAGATTATAATTATCAATATTGGCAATTAGCACAGTGGTAGTGTATCGGACTGTTAATCCGTGGGTCGTAGGTTCGAATCCTACATTGCCAGCCAATTTTTTAAAAAAGGTATATTATGCGTCCAATTAAAAAAAATGTTATTGTAGAAAGAGTAGAACCAAATCTAACAACAGATTCTGGTATTATTCTTAAAAGTCCTCTTGATGTTGATCAAGCAGTAGTTATATCAGTAGGTCCAGATGTAACAGAAGTTTCTGTTGGAGAAAGAGTTTGTTTAGATTGGAATAAATCTAAAGAAATTGAAAAGAATGTTTTTTTGATTCCTGTTGAAGAAATTGCATTCGTATATGAATAAATAGGAGAATATATTATGAGTGGTTCTGTAATTAAGAAATGTGGATGTAAAGGTAATCCATCAAACTCTTCGGATTATCAAGATAAAAAATATGGAGATGGTATGCGAGTTATGAATCTATCTCAAAAAGGAGATAGTTCTAAATGTTCTGTTTGTGGTAAAGAGTATAAATAAAAAATAGCCTCCAAAGCATTGATGGCGATGCACATGTTTTGTAATCATGATAACTCAGTTCGATTCTGGGTGGAGGCTCCAATCAATCATTACATTGATAATTTAAATAAAAAATAATTATTAATGTAACATAAAAACCCTTGACACCATCAATAAAATGGTGTATTATATAAAAAAATGAAGAATGCATACAGCATTTTGTGTTATTTTAGGATGTTTACTGCATAATTAAATGTGATTACAACACCGTGGTCGTTGGTTCGAGTCCAACCTTCATAATATTATTATGAAGTAGCTTAGTCGGTAGAGCGCGTAAAACACATCCTGTTTTTTAATTTTTGGATGAATTCAGCAATGAAAAAACTTTAAACCTATAATGTGGTAGAAAATGTTTGCTCGGAGAAAATGCTCCAGCGACTAGTCTCTAGAAATAGAGAACATTCAAGGAACCAACGACATATGGAAAGACATATATGATTCTGTTAACAGACACAATATACAGATAGTCAACATGAATTGTTGATAGGCTTGAGGAACTGAACCAATATACAGGGGATGGGGTCAAGCAGAATAATAAAATACTGTTCCGATCATCCAGTTGAAATAAAGGTTTATTTCAGCAATTTTAACCAAAAACAAACTTGAAAATTTTGTATAAAACGTAAACCTGATAGGTGATAATTATGAACTCATTTGTAAATGCTGTTAAGAATCAAGAAGCTCGTACTGAAAATAATATGAAAGCTTTTAAGGATACTTCTAACGCTGTTGTAGATCTTTTCTATAAGATTGGTGCTTCTCGTGGTAAGGATATTGTTCCTGATTTTACTGCTGCTATGGTAGAAAATCCAGAATTAGCTATTCGAGTAGCTCTTTGGAGTCGAGATGTGCGTGGTGGAGCCGGTGAACGTGAAGTTTTTCGTAAAATTCTAGAACATCTAGAAAATACTAAACCAGATCTAGTAGAAAAGATTCTACCTAAAGTTCCTGAATTGGGTCGTTGGGATGATCTTTTAACTTTCAAGTCTGATTTTCGTTTTAAAGCCTATGATTACATAAAAGAAGCTATTTCTAATGAAAATGGACTATGCGCTAAGTGGATGCCTCGTAAAGGTGAAATTGCAGTAGAACTTCGTAATGCTCTAGGAATGTCTCCAAAGCAATATCGTAAAACTTTAGTTAATCTAACTAAGGTTGTAGAAACTAAAATGTGTGCTAAAGATTGGAATAATATTAATTTCAGTCATGTTCCATCAGTAGCTTCTGCTCGTTATAAGAAAGCTTTTTGGCGTAATGCTAAAGATACATACCAACAGTATGTTGCTTCTTTAGTAAAGGGTGATGATCCAAAGGTTAAGGTTAATGCTGGTGCTGTATTTCCATACGATGTATTGAAGGGTGTAATTAACCTATATGGTTTTAATAGTGCTTCTTTCAACAAGACTCAACTTGATCTAGTTATTAAGCAGTGGGAAGCACTTCCAAACTTCGTTGGTGATGCAAGTATCTTACCTTTGGTTGATGTATCAGGGTCTATGACATGTATTGCTGGTAATAAGGGTTCTACTACTTGTATTGATGTAGCAGTTTCTCTAGGTCTATATCTAGCAGAAAAGAATACTGGAGATTTCAAGGATACTTTCTTGACTTTCTCTACTGATCCTAAACTTCTACATCTGAAGGGTAATATTATAGATAAGGCTTCTCAAATGACCAAATCAGACTGGGCTATGAGTACTGATCTTCATGCGGCTATGGATAAGATTCTAAAAACCGCAGTAAAGGGTAATGTTGCTCCAAGTGATATGCCTAAGATGTTGTTAATTTTATCTGATATGCAGTTCAATCAGTGTATTAGTTTTGATGACTCTGCTCATCAAATGATTGCTCGTAAGTTTGAAGCTGCTGGATATGAAATTCCATCAATTGTATTCTGGAATTTGAATTCAAAGGATAATGTTCCTGTTAAATATGATACTAATGGAGTAGCATTGGTATCTGGATTCAGTCCTTCTATCGTAAAGGCTGTTCTGTCTACTGATATGGATGACTTTACTCCAGAAGGAATTATGATGAATACAATCATGAACAACAGATATGACTTTTAATTAAATGGGAGCTTCGGCTCCCTATTAAAAATTTACTAAATAAGGATACGTTCAGCAAATTAAAACACCAGACTGTTAATCTGAAATGTTAAAAAGTATCCTGTTAATTTTGAGGTAATTTATGAAAGAAAATCTAACTGAAATAGTTGTTATTATTGATGCATCTGGATCTATGCATAATTTTTCTTCTGATACTATAGGAGGATTTAATGCATTTATAGAGGAACAAAAGAAAGTTAGTGGTGAAGCTAATATCACTTTAACTACGTTTAATAGTATTAATCCAAATAATATTATTTTTAATGGAATAAATATCCAAAATTGTCCAGAATTAAATTCCAGTCAGTATAAACCTGATGGAATGACTCCTCTTTATGATGCAATTGGTGATACTATTAGAGTAGTAGGTATGCGTTTATCTAATATGCCTGAAGAAGATAGACCATCTAAAGTTCTTTTTTTGATTACCACAGATGGTTTAGAAAATTCTAGTATAAGTTTTACTAGAGAAAAAATTAGTAATATAATTAACCATCAAAAAACTAAGTATAATTGGGAGTTTGTGTTCACTGGAGCTAATATTGATGCTTCTTCTGTAGGTGATTCTATGAATATTTCTAATTCTGTGTCTTATGACCAAAATAATACTAGAGAATTGTATAAAAATGTATTTAGTTGTGTTGCAACTTCATACAGAAGTACTGGAAATGTTTCTATAAACCAAATTTAAAAAAATATACCATAAAAAGGGCTTTTTTTGTAAATAAATTGAAAATATTTTGAAAAAAGTTGAAAAAAAGTTGAAAAAAAGGCTTTTTTAGTGAAAAAAATATATAAGTAGTAATATGAACAAAAACATTTTAACACGCATATCCAATCAAAATTTAGTGCTTAGTCAATGGCACTTAGAATCTTGCGCGTCAAAAAAAGATCCAAGATATTTTATTTACAAATGGGTTTTTTGTTAAAAATATAAATTTTTTAAATAACAAAAAACCCTAGAATTCTAGGGTTTTTTCGTTTCAGGAGTTAAAAAACTTGACTTCTGGTTGAGAATGATCTATAATAGACTCTCAATAGCTCTTTAACAATTTGGAAAACTTATTCAGGAGTCGTCTAATGGTAGGACAACGGACTTTGACTCCGTTTATCGTGGTTCGAGTCCACGTTCCTGATCCAATTAATGGTGATTATGGTGTAATGGTAGCACCCCTCTCTGTGAAAGAGGAAGTACGAGATCGTTACTCGTTAATCACCCAAGCAGCCATAGCAAAGATGGTCTATGCGGAGGACTGAAAATCCTTAGATACTGGTTCGATACCAGTTGGCTGCACCAATTTTTAGGTCTTTGGTGAAATCTTATTTTATATAAATAAAAGTAAAATACAGAGGAACGAATAATATGAAAATATGTCCTAGATGTAATATATCTCACAATAAAAATGGAACATATTGTTCTCGATCCTGTGGTAATGTTAGAATTAGAACCGAAGACGATAAGAAACGTATTTCTGAAAAATTAAAGGAATATTATAAAACCAATGATGGATTAGAAAGAAAAAAAAAGATTTCTTCGGAAATGACAATTATTATGTCTAAAGAAGAAAGAAAAAAATTACAATCTGAAAAAGTAAAAAGTTCTTTTACCAAAGAAAGAAAAAAACAATATTCTGAAAGACAGAAAGGTAAAAAACTTTCAGAGGAAACTAAAAAGAAACTTTCTGTTGCTGCTAAAAATAATGAACTTGGTGGTCATACATCAAAAAGAAAGATGAAATATCAGAAAGTAGATGGATCAATAATTTATCTACAATCTAATTATGAAATTTTATTAGCAGAAATGCTGGATAAATTAAATATTGAATGGATTCGTCCATCTCCTTTTATTTGGATTGATGATAACAATGTATCACACAGATATTATCCAGATTTTAAAATAGGAGATATTTTTATTGACACTAAAAATGATTATTTAATTAAAAAAGATGAAGTTAAAATTAGAAAAGTAGAAGAACAAAATAATATAAAAATAATTATTCTTTCTAAAAAAGAAATTACAGAAGATTATATTAGGCAGTTGGTGTGAGAGGTTAGCCATCATCCTTACAAGATGAGTTATGAAAGTTCGAGTCTTTCACTGCCTACCATTTAAAAACACATTCTACCCTACCTTGGCTGCAACGGCTGTGCGAGGATAGGCGAAAAGACCCGTTTGAGTGTGTTTCTATATGGTAGAGAGTCAATGTTAAATATGGGTATTAAAAATATTCGTTCTTGAAAGGTGCAAATCCTGGTTTAGCAGAGTTGCCAAGTAACAAAAATATAGACTCGCCATTACAATTAAAGAAAATATACCCTTGTAGTGAAATGGAATTATCACGAATCGCTACGGACGATTTATTGTGGGTTCGAATCCTGCCGAGGGTGCCAATTTTAGAAGATGAAGTCAGTTGGTACTGACGCCTGTTTGGAAAACAGGAGAACGTCTGTGTGCGTTCGGGGTTCAATTCCTCCATCTTCTGCCATTATTAGGAGAAATAAGATGCCAACTACATTTTTAGTTAGCGATACACATTTTGGACACTTAGGAGTGTGTCGTTTTCTAAAAGAAGATGGCACTAAAGTTAGACCTTGGGACACTCCAGAGGAAATGGACGAAGAGTTAGTTAAACGATGGAACGAAACTGTTGGTCCCAAGGATAAAGTATATCATTTAGGCGATGTTGTTATTAATAGAAGAGCATTGCAAACTCTCCATAGACTAAATGGAGATAAAGTTCTCATTAAGGGAAATCATGATATTTTTAAATTGACTGATTATACAGAACATTTTAGAGATATCAGAGCTTATCATGTGATGGATAGAATGATTTTAAGTCATATTCCTATTCATTCTGAAAGTAAAGGTAGGTTTACTGCAAATATTCATGGACATACTCATACAAATGTGGTAAAATATAATAATGAAGTTGATCCTTGGTATATTTGTGTTTGTGTCGAACAAACGGATTTTAGACCTATCGCTTTTGATGAGATAAGAAAAAGAGTCAATAGAGAGTAAACCAGACAGGGTTCTGGGACTACCTGCTAAGTAGATCGTACCTGCCAAGGTATTCGGATCGAGACCGATGCTCTCTGCCATTTTTAGGGGATGTGATGTAATTGGAAGCCATGCAAGTTTTAGATACTTGTGCCTAGTGCGTGTCAGTTCGAGTCTGACCATCCCCACCAAGTTTTGCCACCATAGTATAATGGTATTATTCCTCCTTGGTAAGGAGGCGACACAGGATCGTTACCTGTTGGTGGCTCCAAGTTTTGTTGTAAAT